ACCGTTCTCGGTATTAGAAACCGTTCCAGACGCAGTAGAAGACGCTCCAACAATAGCATCAGTACCATTTGATACAAAAGGTCTTACAACACCATTATCGGTGTGTACAGAAGGCGATTGGAAGTACTTAAGAATGCCATTGGCTGCATCCCAAGAAACAACAGTGCCGTAAGAAACTTCAGAACCTACAGTTTGAGAAATAGTTTCATCTGCAACATAATCTGCACTTGCACCATTTACTTTTACAACTCTAGTTCCACGAAGTGTACTATCAGAAGCAAATGTAGATGAACCGTATACAAATGGATCTTGAATGATTCCAATACGACGGAAATCATTATCTACAGGGAAGTCACCTGAACCTTCGTCATAGGTCAAACGAATACTTGTCATGACTCTCTTTGCAAAGAGTTCATTTTCTGCGTCTGAACCGTGACCACCAAGAGGGGAAATAATCGCTTCAATTGATGCAGTTCCAGAGAACGCACCAGCAGCAGCAGTTAAAGCGGCATCAGTGAAAACTTTACCAGTCTCTAAAATTACGTTACCGTAAGAATATCCAGAACCTTCTGCTTCAACAGAACAAGAAGTGACACTACCACTACCATCAGTCTCAAGTTTTACAATAGCACCGTTTCCGTCACCATAAACAGAAGTGTAAAGAGTTGAAGTTAGGGGAAGATTTGATCCTTTATCCTTAACAACAGCAGTATCAATAGATCCATTAACTGCAAGTGCTTCTACTGCAACTCTAGTTGCTTCACCAGATGCACCAATGGGCATAAAGTCAGATGAAAGGAATGCAAGAACATCACCTGTTGGCAAAGTAAACATATGTTTCCAAATGTAACCAGCAGTTCCTGTTGGTTCTGTAAATACACCATTTGCAAAGGTTCCTTGACCAGCAATTGGTTGTGAAGTTGGTTCGTATGTTGCGTTTGCACCAGAATTGCTATCATACTCACCATTATAAAGACATTTGAATACTTCGTATCTTGAATTCATTACATAGAATTTTGAAGCAGATAATGAAGATGCACCCAATGCTGTTTGCTTACCAATTGCACCGCCACCACCAGGAGTTACTGAGTAGTCTGGACGATACATATCAAATTTTGGATTCAGTGAAAGATTCCAGTTATAACGAGGAACAACTAGACGAGCAAAACTTGATGTGATTCTTTTGGCAGCAATCATCTCATCAAAAATTGATTTCCTCTCTGCGGAATTATCTAGAGGAGCAGGGGGAGCTTCTTCTGTTCCATATCTATATGTACCAGTTTTAGCAATTGCGCCAGATGTACTACCGCCTAAGGATGATCCAAATGCTGGAGTTGTAGATGGTGTTGGTAAGATTGTGTTTAGGAGGAGACTATTGCTATAAACTTCAGCAACAACTCCACTCCATCCTCCAGCAGTAACGGTTTCCCCTACCTGAAATGTCCCATTTACATTGAAGATTTCAAGGTAAGCGTCCCACCTTGACGATCTCCCAACAAAAAAGTACATTCTGGTACGATCTGTGTCGGCGTCATTGACACCTTCACCGAGAGATTCTAGGAATTGCTTCGCGTTGAAAATCCTAAATTTTTCTGAAATAATAGCTGCCATAGCATTGGTCTCTGTATAAGTAAGACTGAATCTGAGTTATTTATATGTATTTATATGGAGTTTCTCATGTACTCTCCTGTGCCATGGAACTCAATGGGAGTTCCGTTAACGCCACGAGTACATCCTAAGAAACGATCACTTAGTTTACTTGTGTAACTAATTTGCTCTCTACCAACCAAAATTGTTCCAGAAGAAGCAAAGTTTGATGTATTCGCATATACAACACCATTAGTTGCAACATAACCAGGATCTCCTTCTGCTGGCAGATCTGAAGTATCTAGCTGAGTTAGATAATAATTAATAGATGGATATGCAAGATTGAAGATTCTATTTGGATTTGTTGATCCATCAGAATCAATTTCAAAATATTCAAGATCTTGTAGGGAAACTTCTGAAACAGGAGAACCATTTGGTGAAAGAATATCTCCAGTATTCATAAACTTAGCAGATTCCCATTGTGCAAATCCGTAAGAGATTGACCCAATTGAAGTCGCGTAGAATTTAGTTCTTGCAACCTCAACATAAAGTGATGGTTGTGAAATGATAGATCTATCAAGTTCTAATGTCGTAATACAATTTGATGTTGATTGCGATTGTGGCATTACAACTTCACCACTTGAAGTTGGATTAAACAACACATATTCTCTGGAAATAGAGAGTGGAGTTAAATCCAATTCGCGTTGAATGTTCAACTGAATATCAAAAGGAGGAATGCTAAGAGAAGTAATTAATATTACAGGTGTATCAATTGTCTTAGAAATATCCTGAATTATAGTCGCAGATACTGGAGACTGTTGTTGGATTTGAGATCCGATAGTCAGAGTAACTAAACTATCAATTTTTCTTCCTCTTTGTTTAATAATATTATACTGTCTTGCGGTAACAACTTTTGGTTCTGTTGTATATCCAGAACCAGAGTCTGTAACTACGATATCAATAATTTGACCACGGGATACAATGACATCTGCTCTAGCACCACCACCATTTTGATCTACAGGAATAAAATGTAGAATTGGTGGAGTATCATAACCATATGCAGTTGTTGGTTGAATAATTCCTTCATCAAATAGCAACTGTAAGTCCTTTCTGTTCCATGTTACAGAAGATACTTTTCCATTTTCAATAGAGCATGTTACGCTCAACCCGACACCTTTGGTATCTCCATTGTAATTAGATGTTACAATAGACCCAAAGAAATCGTTTGAAACATCTTCACTGGGAAGATAATTCTTTGGATTGACATATTGAGGTAACTCATTTACAGTCCTATAATCCTGCTCACCACTGATTTCAATGATGTCTCCAGCATTTAAGTTTGCTAAGAGACGTTTCTTTACATAGAAAGATTCGTCTGCTTTTTTAGTTCCATACAACCACTTAGTTGCATTCCTCTGCATTTGATAATCATTATCTTCATCCCTAGAAATAGCAATCGTATTTGTAGTGAAATCTAGTTCATACTCATCACTAAAATCAGAAGTTCCTGAAAAGAAAATAGATGAGTTATCAAGATCTGGATTAATGCCAGCAAAAGTAATTAATAATTCATTAGAAGATGTTGAGTATCCTTTGATATTACCAATAAATTTCTTCACACCACCAATTTTTTGGTATGCAACTTGATAACCGTCATAAGAAGTATTATACCAAGACTTCCAATTGTCAAATGTATTTGCTGATCCAGCATCACATGTCAACGTGAGTTTATTATAATAAGTGTTTCTTTCAAAATCATATAACGTAATAGTTTGTTCAGTATCTCTGCCATATAATAAAACAATTTCTACATTATTTCTAGCAAAAATTCTTCTAGTAAACGTAATTGCAGGACCATTTATTGTATATGATCTAGTCTCTCTTTGGAGAATACCATCAATGAATACTAATGCAAATCTTGAATCATCAATTGTCTTAACTTTTCTATCGTCTGAGTCTAAAATGATAAATGGACCTCTAGATCCAGTTAAAATACCAGAAGTATCAATCTCACAGCGGAGATAGTTACCGACGCTATGAGCAAAGAATTTTTCAACGGCAATTGGTTCTTGTACAGTCTTAGTATTTTCTCCTTGACCCCAAATTGGAGCAGTAGAAAATACTACTTTGTTTGGTACAGATGTTCTATCAATATTATATGCAGTTTCATGCTGCAAAACACCACTCAGTGCAATAAAAAGATCTTCTTTTGAATCAGTTGATACAGGTGTACCATCCTCATAGTAGAGATCAAAAATAGTGTTTTCGTTATCAATATAATCTGCATATGAAATTGCTGCTGTTCCTTCCCCAGTAGTAAGAGTCTCTCTAATATTTTCGTAGAGAGAATCTAGTGCTGAAGCAACTTCTTCACACTCTTTGAGAGTTCCATTGACTAGAAGTGGGTCGGGTAAAATATTGATATTTGAATATGATCTAAGTGTAGTCCAATTCCCTGTTGAGTTAGAATTCTGAGAAATAACTTCAATTCTATCTGGACCACCCTCTAAAGTATCCTCTACGATTTGTGCATATGTAGAAATAGTGCTTTCAACTTCAGCGCAATATGGTGCAGTAGTATCAACTCTCACAAGAGAATCTGTTACTGGAGCAATAATAGTAGTTCCAGAAATTTGATTTTTCATTGCCTGAATCATCAAGTCTCTTGCCTGATTATATGCGTAGATAGTTTCGTTTAGTTCTCCAGAAACATGATTTAACTTGTAGTTATTAAAATATGAATTAGCAAATTCAATAATTTTTTCATTACCACCATAACGTAAACAATAAACAACTGCGTCAACTAGTAAACCAGTATCTCTGAAGCAGAAGTCTTCTGCTTTCACCCATGCTTCAATACCAGTATTTTTGGAAAGTGATGGTTTTTGATTATTTGTGATCGCTGATATAGAAATATCAAATAGTGTTGTTACAGCAGAATTTACATTGTTACATTCTGGAACCAAAATAATATTTGGATCAGAGTATGTTCCTCTGTTATTCAGTGCTTCAATACACAATTCTCTTGCATATTCAAATGCATAGACAGATTGAGTTCTTTCACCATCTAGGGCGTCATGATTATCAAAGTATTGATTTGTGGATTCAATCGTTGTTGAGTTTCCTCCACGTGCTGTATCTTCAGCAACAGCAGCGATGATGATCTTAAGATCTCTAGCACACTTATTTGTAGCGTACTGAGCACCAAAGGTTGTTTCAAGTTCTGTGATTGTCCTTGATACAATATCTTGTAAGTTTTCATATATTAATCTCCTTGCATCTTTAAATCTATAAGCAGACTCAGGAACACCTGGATAAGTGAAGTTTGGATATTCACTATAAATTTTATGGGTTGCTTCTCTTTGGATATTAACTTTATTTGATGCAATTAATGTTGATGCATCATAAAATGTGCCAGTATTTAAACCACTCCAAATAAATGTCATCTGTGCATTGTCAGATGGCAATATGCCAATTGCTGGTGTAATGGAATAGGTATATGGGTTACCTACTTGCAGAAATACATTTTCGGCAATTTGAATAATGGAATTTGTAGTACTTTCTGAAGATGTAGTAGTTGTATTTGTTAAAATAGTATTTACTGATGCATTTGATAGTGGCAGAGAGTTACTACTAACACGGATTGTTCTTCCGTCAATAATATCAGTAACTTTAGTTCCTTCTACAAATGCTCTTCCAGCACTAATTTTCATACCAATAGCAACATTATCTGTGCTACTAATAGTTACTTCATTTGTGCCAGGAGTCCAAGAAACTTGACGATCAACAAAGTCCCAGTTACGCATTGCCAACTTAGACAGACGATTGACATAAGCAAATGCATCAATTGTCGCTTCTAATTCACCTGAAATATAATCCAGTACACCAGATCTAAAGTAAGACTCAACCGCATCAACAGTTTTTTGATTGCCACCAAATCTCAAGTCATGTGCTAGAGAATCAACAATTAAACCAATATCTCTGTAACACTTAGATTCTAGATTTCCCCAAGAAAGAGATTGGTACTTGTCTTTGACATATCCAAGTGTCTCTGACTGAATAAATCCTCTGTTTTTTTCTAGTTGATTTGCAGCATCAATCCAAGTTCCATTTCTTTGAAAAATATTTCTAATTTTTCTTAGATATTTTTGGTTTAAAGAATTGTTCTTAAATTCAAACCATCTACCATAGAATGTAACACCAGGAATAATTTGTCCGTCTTTTACTGATGAACCAATAGGAGGTTCTGCAAAAGTAATTTTATATCCAGATATAGTATAAGCAATTCCTGGTTCTTGAATAACTCCATCTAAAGTAATTGTAAGTGCCTGATCATTATATGGTTCTACTAGATTATTATTAGAATCAACAATATTAAAAGTTGTTGTTCCTTGGATATTTCCTCTATCTAAAAGATTTCCATCAAATGAACTAGAAAGATAAATTTCTTTTGCTCTAATCTCTGAAGTATTTGTGCTATCTACAGATACAGATCCAACGCCTCGTTCAACATTAAGATTCTTCATCAGAACAATATTCTGAGAGAGTATTCTCTTAGTGTCAATTACAGTAACTTTATTCTTATCAGGATCCCACAATTGTATGACACTTGTGTTGTTCGTAACAACATCTTCACCCATTCTTGATTGTGAAGTTGATTCAATATCTACTTCACCGAATAACTGGAATCCAGCAGGATGTGTTGTATCCTTAATTAAATCTCTCCAAATATTAATAGGAGTTTTTGATTTAATTAAGTAAGAATAATCTTGATAATAAAAAGAATCTGTAATTCTTTGATTGGCATCACTTACTTTTCCATAATCAGATTCATAATAACCTAAGTTATCATAATAAGTTTTAATCTGAGGAGAAAAATCTGTATAGTCAATACTTTCAATTACTGCTGTTCTATTTTTAGCAAGACCAATAATCTGTTGATTTTCTCTAAAAATTCCACTTACTCTATCTACGATTAAAACATTAGATCCCTTTCTCCAAGAACTTACTCTTGCCCTTGCTACTTCAACTCCACCAGATCTTTGTATAATAGTTTCGCCAACAATAAAAGCATCTTTAGTGAAGTTTGATACTGTAAAAATATAATTTGATCTGAAAGATGATTTTAATGTTTGATCATTATGAAAAGATCCTCCATTATTAATAATTTTTATATTACGGGGAACACCAATGTCCACACTTTGCAGGAAACAATCTACACTAGATTCTGCAATTACAACAGTAGGTGGTTGTGTATAGTTTGATCCCGCTTGGTCAATGATAATACCCGTAACTTTTCCAGAATCAATAACAGGTGTAAATTTTGCATTTCCATCAACAATTACAATTGGATTTATATAATTTCTACCAGATTCTGTAACTGAAATACTAGAGATTCTTCCCTCTTCAATTTGACATACTGCTTGAGCTATAAAAGACTGTGCAGGAACAATACCATCAACAATGGGAAGTTTTTTATAATTTCCACCAATATTTGTTATTTTTACGCTATCAATTTCTCCAACAGAGAACAATGATTTGGAAGTGTAGGTCATTGAACCACTTCCATCATGAGGTGCTGGAATACCAGTTTCATATAAGATTGAATCTGAAGTCACATATACAACAGTTTTTTCTCCCTGTAATGGATCATTGATTACATTGAAATATGATCCTTCTGAAGATACATTTGAATTTTTATCAAAATAAAAATATTTTACGTAAGAAATTGATTCTTTTTTGCTGTAGTTATTAGAAGAAATTCTTGGTCCAAATCCTAATTTTAAATCAACAATATTTCCAGAAGTAGTTTTTTCTGGAGTAACTAAGTTGAGATTGATACTTGGCGAAATATCAAAATTCACACCAGTCATGGAAGAGTGTGAAACATCAAAACTATACTTGTATACTTTCTTAATATCAATAATAGGATTTCTAATAAACGTTGTATTGTCTTTAGAAAATTCAAATAGTAACTGTGGTTCGCCAACACTTACAATTTTAACTAGTCTTTGATTGACACTTTGATCAAAGAAAACAGAACCTAAAGATAACTCATTAATTGAAGATAGAGTTTCTGTGTAACTATAAACAAAAACTGCTTTTTGTGTTTCTGGATCATAAGATAAAACAGCAGCATCAGATGCATCAGATCCAACTTGATATCCAGATGCTAAATTATATCCAGGATCATATACAGAAACATCAGCACCATTAAAATGATCTACAGCAGCAGTATTAAACTGTGCTCTTTGTACAGTGAGAGCATCATCGGTTCTTGAAATTACTTTAACAATTTCACTACCAATTCTTAAATAATCGTTTGTAGTAATACCAATACCACTGTTGACATTTAATACTGCGTTCTGAATTGAAAAACCAGTATGATCAACACTCAATTGTAATTTTGGAGATGACGCATCAGTTTTGTTTAGTGCTGCATCTCCAACAGTCAATACATCAAATTTTGAATAACCAGTTCCTTTGTTTGTAATGTCAACACTAATAACTGATCCAGATGTAGATACAACAATTGTTGCTTCAGCATCACTTCCTGTTCCACCAGACAACGCAATGCCAGGATAAGTATTTGGTGTATAGTCTTCACCACCATTTAATATGGCAACTCTGCCAATTCCATTGTCAGTGAGAACCCTGTCTGCACCTGGAGTTTCAAGGATTGCTTCTTGATAAATTCTTTTTCTTACATAGTATAATGTATTTGTCGTGGAATCATTTGGATTAATATCAATATTAATTTTTTCGTTAACTCCAACTCCATGTGCATCAGCAGTTTTTAAAAGAGCTACGTTATCAGTAATTCTAAAAATAGGTAAATCTTTACTCAATGGTGTTAAAGAAAATATTTTAGCACCAGTGGTATTAATAAGATCAGAACTACTCAAGAACAAATCATCAGATATTGTAAATACACCTGTCAATACTTTTACTTTTACAGTATTTTGTGCTGTTGTTCCCTCTAAAACCTGCCCAGTGGCAACAGGAGCATTCACACCATCTGATAGTGATAAAATAGCACCTTTAGTATAGGAAGAATCTTTATCAAGTAATATTGATAAAACTAAAGTAGTTGAAGAGAATACTTGCGAAGAATCAAAATCACCAGTGACACTTCTTACTGCTAGTTTATTGGCAGTAAATACATTACCGACAATTTCTCCAGTTGAACCTGTTCCTTGTTGAATAATAGTATCGCCATCAAATAAGTATGCATCTCTTACCAATTCAATAAACAAACATTTGTTTTCTTGAGATTCAATAGCATCAACCTGTCTTCCCTTAACAGATGCAACTTCTCCTGCAGATCCTAATCCATCAGTTTGTGAGTCATTAATAATAAGTTTTGAACCAACTGAATAAATTGGTGTACTATCACCAATAGTTGCTGAAGAAACACTTCCTCTAACTACATCATCAATTTTAGCAATGACCAGATCACCATTTTTATCAACATCAGCAGTTCTCAGACGATTTGCTCTGATAGGAAGATCGTCTTGTGAAATAGGTGAATTATAATTAGAATCTAATGGGAGTGAGTAATAGTTTTCTCCAAGGATATATGGAAACTCAGGAACATTTGTAGCACTGACGGTGATAAAATATGCATATGTTCCTTGTGGAAATTCTGGAGTGATACAAAATCTACCATTATTTTGATCTAGAGAACCAGATCTGTCAACATATGTGTAGTCATTAATAAATGTTCCTAAAGGATAAGTGATTACATTTGGACCATTAGTTCTAGAAATATTCTTAGAATAACTAGATGTCATTCTAACAATAGAACTGGATGGATCTACAGAATCTGAAAAACCAAAAGGTCCATAAATTGGATTGCCGTCATAAGCAAATCCAAGAATTGGTGAGTGAGTAGATCCAGTATCGTTAGATCTTAATGTAGATGGTGATGCATAATAAGCATAACCTGTTCCACGTGATGGAAGGAAGTTAGTAAAGAAATTTCCATTTTCTGAGTCTAAAACAGAAGAAAAACGATTATACCTATCTTTTCTCCATTCTTTAATATCAATAGAAGCAGTTGCACCAGAACCAACTGCAATAATATCTACAACTACATTTCCTTGAGTGTAAAAATTACCACCATTAATTTTTCTAAATCCAGTAATTTCACCTGAAGTTGCGACTTCTGCAATGTAGTCAGCAAAACGACCTTTACCAGCAGTATCAGTAATCCTTACTTCTGGAGGTGAAGAATAAAACTCACCTTCACTATCAATTACAATACTAGTAATTTCGCCATTGGTTACAATTGCAGATGCAGATCCATTTCTACCAGAAATAATTTCAATGGTAGGAGTTGATGCATAGTTTCCAGCAGTATCAACAATTGCAGATTCAACAACTTGACCAGCAAGTACTGTTCTTGCAAGATTTGCTTCACCATTAATTAAAATAAATGGTTCCTTTTGATATCCTCTTCCTCTAGCAGTAATATTAATTTTTTGAATTGCTCCGCTAAGAACAATATCTTCATCTTTGTAACTTAAAAATGGAATGCCATTGATAGCAACACCAACATCTCTATACTTAGTCTCATAGATCTCAGTTGTTGAAATTGGATTCTTTCTGATAATCTTAAGTAATTTCTGATCTTGAACGTCAGATGGAATAGTTGCAGATGCAGAAATAATATCGTGAGATGGGAATCCCGATGAAGTGATATAATATCCTTCTCCATCTTCAAAAATTGCAGAAACGTCGGAATTTAAATTTTCAATTGATGTTGATACTCCAGCATGGTTTGATGACACTGGAATAGATGACGATGTAATCCATCTAAGATTATTCTGTGAGTCAAAGATTTTGACATCATTGGTCAAAAATCCTGGTTCTGAAATTTCTAATTTATCTCCTGGGTTAGAATATGGATGCTGAGAGGCAATTTCTGTGGCATACAAGACGCCATAGACTAACATGTTTACACCAGCGCCAGAAACGTTGGCACCGTAGGTTACAGGCGATCCTACTGTATATGTGCCAGTTCCTGATCTGGACTTAATAATAAACTGATTAACATTTTTGTCTTCAAATTTAAATGTTTCAAATCCAATCTGAAACTCTCCAGTTTTTTTCCAACCCATTGTTGAAAAAACATTAACTCTATCGCCAGGAACAACAGAGGCATCAACTAGTTCTGTTAACTTACTTCTAGCAGCAATAGAAAACTTTCCATTTACTGATTGTTCTGCTAAAATCAATTCATAGAGATCTTCGCCGTCAAACTTTCCAGCATACTTAATATTGTCAACTACAGCAGATGCATAGTTATCAGCCACATCCTGAACAATTGTTCTTCCAATCAAGTCTTCTACAGTACCAGAAAGAATCTTTACTTTCAATGCGTAAACATTAATCCAGGTTGAATCCGAAGATTTTAGAGTAAATTCTCTTGGATATCCAATTTCTGGTTCTGGATCATTATCTATTAAACATTTAAACAAAAATTTAATAGAATTATCTGTACCTTTGGACTGGTAGAACGATCCGATATTTTTAATTAATGTTCTTTTATCAATATCTTTTTTTAGATATTCCTCTGGAAAATCACTAAGATATTGTTTCTCAAAATTTTTGACAAATGAATATAAAAATAAATTACTGATGTTATGTACTGTAGATCCAGAAACATGATCTGCAGATTGTGTAGTAATGAAATTACTTTCTTGATATAAATTTCCAAGTGTAGTGTTACCGCTTACACCACGACTTACTTCTAAAAATTGTGTGTCGGTTCTTTGCTTATAAAAACAGATCTCATCATCAATTTTAATATAACCGCCATTCTTCGGAAATGATGTTGCATCACTTACGGTAATAGTATCATTGCTTTTCTGAATAAATCCAGTTAGCGTTGTTGACTGCTTAAGAATATTTTTTTCGTAAAAATCAATATCACGATATTTTTGAATATTGGAAATGATATCCAAGGGTTGACCTTGAAGTTCTAATTGCTCGTAATATTTTTGTATGAACTTACCGAACAGTTCATACTCCTCATTAATGAAGTCTGGTAGTTGAGACTCAACTAGAAATGAGATTTTATTAGCAGTTTTAAGCATCTACTACTACTCTTTGTATGCTACAAATTTACTCTTTGATATATCTACATCTAGATATACCTCACGCTTAACTGCAATATCTTTATTAGCGGGTTTGACTCTCAATTCAACACGGTTGTCTGAGAATGTACCTTTTAAGATAGTGAAGTCATACAATTTAATTTCACCGTTGACATAATCAACATCACCAATAGAATCATTCAAGAGAATTTTTTCTCCAGTTGTTGAATCTAGTCTATATAGGACGATTTTGCCTGATCTGTCCTCAAGATACGTAGTGTAATTTGGATACTCAAATACAGTCATCCCAGTGGAAGATACCACAGGACTGTCGCAATCTAATAGGAATGGGTTCTGATAACAAACCTCATAAAAACTAGATGAATTAATTTGTGCGTAAAAATCTTTTCTTAAAGTAATATTTGTGTCATTTGAATTGATTGCTCTGTCTGCTCCATCAATTACACCAACAAACTTACTGTAACGAAATTTGCCATTAAATTTTTCAGTAAGTGATGTTTTAAGGTATTCTGTAATCCCTGAAGATACTTTGTCTGCCATCTGAGTAGGCAGTAGAATACTCTTTGTTCCATCGTAAAAAATATCACTACTAATTTCTACGTACAGAATTGATGGATCAATTAGTTCTGGTTGAATAGAAGCAACTGTATATTTCTTTAATGATTTCTTCAATTCATTTTTTGTGAATGAAGAAAGACTTGCTGCTTCTGTTGGTTTTACTGCAATAAAGACTTTTCCATATGCAGGTGGTTCTTGATCCTCGCCACCAAAAACAATAATATCACTCACTGCAGGATACAAATTTCTTACAATTGCAGAGTAGTCGTTTGATGTTACTGCTCTATTCTGTGATCCGTAAAACTTGGGTGCATTAAATTTAATTTTCTCAATATTTTCAATACTTGCACCACCAGATGCTTTTTCAACAGTTGAAATACTGGTAGTGAAAGGAACATTGATAGTATTGCCACTACCGTCAGTTATTTCGCCATTAAAATTAAAAGTTCTAGCACCATTAGTTGAATCTCCATTCGTCACAATATATGACATTTCAACAACTTGACCACTATCTAACTTTTTACCAATGAATCCATCACCAAAGAAAATTTCATATGATTCATCTTCAATTTCATTGACAAAATAAACATTATCATCAGATCCAATATCTAAGATATTAGTTGCTGCAGAAAATTCTTCATTGGCATTTGAATTAGCAGACTGATAGACTCTAATAACTAGAGTGTTTAAATCGGCAGATGGATTATTAATTCTAAATCTTTGATTGGTGATATTACCGTCAACTGCAGTTGATGTCTTAATATATGAACCTTCGTAAATCTCTAAGTCTTCATATGTCGCAACACCATTAGATACTTCTGCTCTTCTGTCATTTTTAAGAACAAAACGATACAATGATCCGTCATAGTTTGTTACAAAACCAGACCCTGCTTTAAAAATTGCTGCAGAAGGTGCAGATCCCGTAAAAGTAAAAGAAACATCAACTAATGCTCTCGGTGATGTTATTGACTTGGGGGTGTATCCGAGTTGCTTTGCTAACGATACTACATTATCTCTTAAAGTAGCAGAGTCCAAAAACAACTCATTTACTACCATGTTCGTATTGAACGCAGTATAATAAGTGTTATATGCTAGAACATCTAAAAGTTGTGTTAATGCCGATGCTTCAAAATCATAGTCAACAAAATCTGACTGGGATTGCATGTAATCCCTTAAAGCCGCTTTGATGTCAGCAAAATCTAGATTGTTTAACTGAGTATATGGCATTACCTTGTTCTAACTAAGAAGAATTCTACAGCAACTGGTGGGAGATCTGTTCCTCGGATATCAAATGTTAATTCAACATCAAATCCATTATCATCAAAATTTGGTGTGGTACTTAATGATAAAATTGCTACTCTGGGTTCAAATGCATTAATAGTATTCTTAATATTAAGTGTCACTTGACCAGCAGTAGCATAATCTAATGGTTCAAACAGATATTCTCTAATGCCCGATCCATAATCTGGATTGAACAACTTTTCCCCTTTGTTGGTTAATAATAAATTGACAATTGCTTGTTTAATAGCAGCAGTATCTTTACTGACAACTACGTCATCAGTAACAGGATGCTTTTTGAAAGCAATACTTAAATCTCTAAATGAGATTGCATTTACTGCCATTAAACTTACACAGGAGTCACTAGTTATTTAGTATCTTCTGTCCAACGTTCTACAAAATCATCCATTTGATCTTTGCGACGTTTAATCTCAGCAGATTTCTTTAAATGACGCTCACTATCAACCTCAGTGATAAGAGTCATACCGCTTTCAATAAAAACATTACCTTTGTCAACAGAACCATCAAGGTGTTGGGGATGTGTCATCATTTTAAATTTCCTTTTACTTGTTATCTAGGTTTTTGATTTCATACATGTAATGATCTGATGTTTCTAGTTTACGTTTGTTTTCCACAGAGTAAACTGTCAGATCAATCTCATATCCTGGGTTATTTTCAATTCTATTGAATACCCATGCATCATCATACCATATGATACGATTATTTGGATATGCATAGTAATTGCCTGTTTCTACTTTAAACAGGTGAGCACATTTATGCTCAGGTGTCTCAGAAAAGTT